ATTCAGAGAAACTAGGTACGAAACTACACAACGAGATACAGAAATCAAAGAGTGTCGACCTTATAACTCTATTACCAGCTTTTTCGATACCGCTGATTGGCTCAAGTGCCACTAATAAATTAGCAAAACACATCTCATCAATTTATGAGATAACCCCAGAGATATGTATAGAGGCAGGTCTGGGTCCGAAAGCGGCGTCGAATCTTATGGACTGGTTAGTTGGTACTTTTATTGACCACGGCTATAATGAACTTCCCTTTTCTTTTACTTGCAAAAAGCAGGCAAAAGTCAGTCTTGACGACACTAAGGGAACAGTTTGCATTAGTGGTAAGTTGAAATCTTATCCTACTAAAGCAGCCGCTACTCAAGTATTAGAAAAGTATGGCTTCACTGTTAAAGATAATTTAACGAAAGATGTAACAATCGTACTAAATGAAAGTGGAATTGAAAGTGCAAAAACTAAAAAAGCAGAACAACTTGGGATAAAAATATTTAACAACCTAAAACAAATTATAGAGGATATAAAAAATGGCATTACCTAAATGGACAGACGAAAGAACTCAACAATTAACAGACTTTGTTGGTTCTGAAAGCCCTATCTCTCAATCAACAGTTGCTAGCGCAGCTGATGAGTTAGAAACATCTACAAGATCAGTTTCTAGCAAATTGAGAAAAATGGGATTTGACGTTGAACTAGCGTCAGCATCTGCTTCTAAGTCTTTCTCAGACGAGCAAGAAGCAACCCTAGCAGCCTTTGTTACTGACAACAGTGGCTCTTACACATATGCAGAAATTGCATCACACTTCGAAGGCGGAAACTTCTCTGCTAAATCAATTCAAGGAAAAATCTTATCAATGGAATTAACTTCTCATGTTAAGCCTGCTCCTAAAGTTGAAACAGTTAGAACTTATACTCCTGAAGAAGAAGGCACATTTGTATCAATGGTTAACGATGGATCTTTCGTAGAAGAAATCGCTGACGCACTTGGCAAATCTGTAAACTCAATCAGAGGAAAAGCTCTTTCACTTCTAAGAAGTGGCGAAATTAACGCTATTCCAAAGCAAAAAGAAACTAAAGGATCAAGCAAAGCTGATGTACTTGCTGATGTAGATGTTGCTTCACATACTGTTGAAGAAATTGCTGATCAAATCGGCAAAACAGTTCGTGGTGTAAAAACTATGTTAACAAGACGTGGACTACAATGTTCAGACTACAACGGCGCAGCTAAAAAAGATATTGGTTAATCACTAATTCTTTTGATTAGTTTAAGGCAGGGGTTCGCCCCTGCCCGTTTTTTATTACTTTGGGAGAGGTCAATTGAATATAGCGTCAGCGTTATTAAAACAAGTTATCGTTCAGAAAGACTTAGACACATGGGCTAAGTTAAAAGAACATTACCTACCTGGCGAGTACCAGTCAATTTTCCGCATCCTTGATAAACATATAGACAATTATCAAGACCTCCCACAATTCGAAGATCTCAAGTATGAAGTTCGAGATCGACAACTCCAAGAAAAAATATTCGCAATCGAGTCCGTAGATGTCGAGGTAGACGCTTGGCTTTTACTTGACTATCTAAAGAATGAATATGCACAAGTAGAAATCTTAGATGAACTCGATAAGTATATTGACAACACAGTCGCAATGGCTAGTGCAGAAGAAAACATAGAACAACTCCAAGAAATAGTTTTAAGGGTAAGTGATAAGGTAGATGTGAAACCACCCGAAGAAAGTATGCAAAGCATATCTCTCTTTGAAGATGACACAGAACTAGCAAAGTATTTACCCTTAGGACTCAATAGTGAGTATGACTCGCATATTAAGTTCTCTCCCAAAGACTTAGTGCTTGTGGGCGGACGACGAGGTTCAGGAAAATCTCTGACTTGTTGTAATCTAGCATCCAATGTATATGAGGGTGGGCGTAGTGCCCTATACTTTACCATTGAGATGGATAGTAGATCAATACTTCAGAGAATATGCTCCATCGCTACCAAGATTCCTTTTTCCAGACTAAGAAGTAAAATGCTTTCAGCACAGGAATGGGATATGGTAGGCGGATGGTGGGCAGGACGTTTTGATGGTGGACATGAATTATTACCAGAGTTTCAAAAAGATCGAGACTTTGAGGACTTTCATAAGAAACTAACCAAACTGCCTCTACACAAAGAAAAACAACTAGATGTTATATATGATCCAGCACTGACGCTTTCTAAGATTCAGTCTGAATTAGACAAGAAAGTCAAACAACTAGATGTTGGAGTAGTAATAGTAGACTATCTAAACCAAGTTCGTCGCCACAATGCACCAAGTCGCTCAGGTCAATATGACTGGACAGAACAAATAGAAGTCAGTAAGAAAATGAAATTATATGCACAAGAATATGAAACGCTTGTCTTTGCACCTTATCAAACAGATGCAAGTGGAGAAGCTAGGTTTGCAAAAGGTATTCTTGATGCAGCAGATGCTGCCTATGCTTTAGAGACATGGGAGCAGCAGGATGAATGTATGACATTCAATTGTGTAAAAATGAGAAGTAATCGTATGGAAAGTTTTACCAGTACAGTTGATTGGGAAACCTTGAAGATTGGACCCCAGTCTGCAATCAATCCTAAAGAGCGAGAAGCAATTAAAGACAATATGGCAACAGGAGAAAACGTAGACGACATATGATATTATACACAGAACAACAATTATTAATCGCATACACTAGATATGTGAGACAATTACAGGAGTCACCAGTAAAGGTGATGACACCAACAATAGAAGAGTTTCGTAGCATTTATGAAACAGAACTCGAGGAACAACTATGGGACGAAATAAATGACTAAAACAGAAAAAGCAGCCCTACAAGAATCAGTAGTTCAAGTAGGTGTTGCATTAGCAATTAACTTTCCATTACAAACATTTATGTTATGGTTAATGATAGAAAGATGGCAATGGGAAAGTGCATTTCTCATATCTTTAACTACTACTTTTATTATAACAATAGTAGCATTAATTAGAACATACATGATTCGTATGGAGATAGAAAAAAGACGCAGACATGGCTTATGGAGAAAAGTAAGGAATGGCGGCAGATAGAATTAGTAAGGAAACGGCAGAGTTAGTAGCTCTGCCTCCCTACACTTGGGAAACACGTTCAGTTAAGTTTTTATTAAATCAAAAAAAGATTTATCAAAATATAGAACGAGTCCCAATAAATCAACCACTATATGATAGTTTAGTAGAGCATGGTATAAAATCCCCAATATTATGTATGCCAAACTATTATCCGATTGCAGGAAGTCAGAGACTGAGAGTAATGTTGGAGATAGTAAGAAAACATCCTGATGGATGGATGTTTAAAACAATAGAAGTAAATGTATTCAAATTTCAAAAAGAATGGTGGAATATGTTTTACTTGTGGGGAGATAAAGAATTTAGAAACAAAGCCATAGCAATATGGTTTCAAATGGTAGAACTTGCTTGGAAAAGTAAGTATTACGAACACGAAGAAGATCCAAGTGGTAAAAAGATGACAGACTTTGAAGAACTTGGAGATCAATTAAAAGGATGGAGTCACAAGAAATTATGATGAGAATAGCAGAACATATACTAATGGCAATGGCATTTGCAATTATAATAGCGACTCCTGTTCTTGTAATCTTTGCATTTATACAAGAACTATGACAGTAGAAGAACTATTACAAGAACGAAAGATACAGTATAAGTTATCTCCAGCAGATGCTATTGTTGCGTGTTTAAATCCTGAGCATGATGACAGTAATCCAAGTATGAGAATTGATAGAATTACTGGAGTATTCAACTGTTTTTCGTGTGGCTTTAAGGGTAACTTGTTTAATCACTATGATGCCCCTTCGAATCCATTAGATATTCGTAGAGAAAAAGTCAGACGAAAGATAGAAGAAAAAAGAGCATCTTCTGTAGGATTGAAGATGCCAAAGAATTTTATGCCTTATGTAGGCAACTGGCGAGAGATCAGTCCAGAAAGTTACAAAAGGTTTGATGCATTTCTGCATCCAGAGAAACCTTTTACAGGTAGAATTTCTTTTCCAATTAAGGACTTGACAGGAAGAATAGTAGCATTTAATTGCAGAACACAGTCCCCAACTGATGTTCCAAAGTATTTAATACATCCCCCCAAAGCATTGTTACCGTTGTATCCTGCTCGAGTCCGCCCCATCAAGGGCAGAGTAATATTAGTAGAAGGTATCTTTGATATGCTAAATCTTCACGACAAGGGATTAGAAAATGCCATATGTTGTTTTGGTACAAGAAATATTGATATTGAAAAACTAAAATTATTAAAAATGCAAGGAGTAAGTGCAGTAGATATACTATTTGATCCTGACGAAGCAGGACAAGAAGCTGCCACTCGTGTTGCCGAACTTTGTGAAATAGCAGAGTTATTATCGAAAAACATACGACTACCTGTACAATTAGGGGATGCGGGAGCGTTGAACAAATTAAAAGTAAAAGAATTAAAGGAGACATTATATGGCTAAGATAGCCCTAGTAGAAAGTAAGCCTAGTCGTAATGACTATGTAAGATTATTTAACAATGAAATACAGTTTGATAAATACGAACTATGTTCTGATCCTACAATAAAGAAAGTATTAAAACGAGATTGTGATATTGAGATTAATCAAGATGACTATGATTGGATTATACTTGTAGGTTCTGAATGTTTAAAGTATTTTACTAAAGAAAATTCTGTAACAGAGTATAGTGGTAGATGTATTGATGATAAATACTTACCAGTAATTAACCCTGCTATGTTAGCTTTCAAACCTGAGGCTAAAAAGACATGGGAAGAATCTCGTACTAATATTGTAAAGTATACAAAAGGACAACTAAAACAACAAAAGTTAGGTGATGATAAGTGTTATGGAATAACAGATTCAAGAAAACTACATACATTTCTTATCAATGCAAGAGATCATGCAAATGATTTTGTAGCACTTGACTCTGAAACGTCTGGATTGTATCCTCGAGATGGCTATATGCTTGGTATCAGTTTATCTTATGAAGCAGAGCATGGAGCGTATATAGACTGTGAGTGTATAGATGAAACAGCAGAAGTATTACTTCAACAAATATTTGATAAAAAGAGAGTAGTATTTCACAATGCTAAATTTGACTTGGCTTTCTTTGAGTATCATTTCAACTTTAAGTTTCCAAGATTCGAAGACACCATGCTATTACACTATATGCTAGATGAAAATCCTGGCACACATGGTTTGAAACAATTATCTTTGAAGTATACTCCTTATGGAGATTATGAGAAAGGTATGTATGAGTGGATAGATGATTTCTGTAGAAGAAATGGCATACTAAAAGGTAGCTTTACTTGGGACTCAATCCCATTTGACATCATGAAAGACTATGCAGCAATGGATGCTGTTTGTACTTTCTTGTTGTTTCAAAAGTTTGAAAATGCACTAGTAAAGAATCAAAGATTATATGGAGTGTATAGAGATATTCTTATTCCTGGCTGTAGATTCTTGACAGATATTCAAGATCATGGTGTACCTTTTGACAAAGAAAGATTAGAAACATCTTCAGTACTAATGCAAGATCAGATTGATGAAGCTATAGAAAAGTTATATACTTATCCTGCTATCAAAGAGTTTGAGCATTCTCAAGGTAAAGACTTCAATCCAAACAGTACAATGCAACTACGATCTTTGTTGTTTGATTACTTAGGACTAACTCCTACAGGTAAGAAAACTGGAACGGGTGCGGACAGTACTGATGCGGAAGTGCTAAAAGAGTTAGCTGAGAAACATGAAGTACCTCAGTTAGTGCTTGACATAAGACAGAAAGTTAAGATTAAAAGTACCTATCTTGATAAAATTTATCCACAGCTTGATAGAGACAGTAGACTTCGTACTGGTTTTAACTTGCATGGAACAACTTCTGGTCGTTTGTCTTCTAGTGGTAAAATGAATATGCAACAGATTCCTAGAGACAATCCGATTGTCAAAGGATGTATTCGAGCCACTGAAGGTAAGAAGATAGTTGCAATGGACTTGACAACAGCAGAAGTATATTGTGCGGCTGTGCTTGCAAATGATAAAAACTTAATGGATGTATTCCGAAGTGGTGGAAACTTTCACTCAAACATTGCAAAGCTCGTCTTCAATCTTCCTTGCGAAGTAGATCAAGTTGCAGAACTATATGGCACACAAAGGCAAATGGCAAAAGCTGTTACCTTTGGAATCATGTATGGAGCTGGACCAAAGAAAATTAGTGAACAAGTCACCAAAGACTCAGGAAAATACTTTAGCATGAGTGAAGCAAGTGCTGTTATTAAAGATTACTTTGAACAGTTTCATGGTCTTAAAAGATGGCTAGATGATAACAAACGATTTATTCAAGATAATGGATTTATTTATTCTCACTTTGGTAGAAAGAGAAGATTACCAAATGTATTCTCTGAAGATAAAGGTATTGCATCTCATGAAGTAAGATCTGGAATTAACTTTCTAGTACAGTCTATTGCATCTGATGTAAACTTACTCGGAGCGATTGATGCCCATAATGAGATTGATAGTAGTAAAGCAAAGATATTTGCTCTAGTACATGACTCTATTTTAGCAGAAGTTGAAGAAGATTATGTGGATGAGTATATGGCAATCGTAAAAGATTGCATACAAAAGGATAGAGGTATGTCAATACCAGACTGTCCAGTTGGATGTGACTTTGATGTTGGAGAGGATTACTCCTTCGGAAAATTTGAGGCAAAATATGGATAAAAAGAAAGTAATGAAACTAGTAGTATTTACAGATGAAAATATTATGACTATGGAATTAGATCAACAAATAGAAATATTTAAAAAAGCCATAAAAGAAAGAACTTTTAATCATGTTGAGTTAATTAATCCTGCAAAGAGACTAAAACTCTCCAGACGAGAAAGAGTATTATTAGACCCTCTTGCTGCGAGTCAAAGATGAAATTATTAGTATTAATATTATTAGTTAGTTGTACAACTACAACTTATGAACAACCACCTGTTGAACCAACAGATTGGGAGAAGTGCGAACCTTTTCTTACCCACGACGGGGAAGCATGGTCGACTTGCATGGCAATAGTATGAAACTAGAAGATATTCGATTCCCACTTTATGTGGTTCATTCAGATGAAGTTATGCGTAGAGATGGCGTGCTATGGATTGATGGTGCTGTCATTGATGACACGAATGTAGAAGGTCAAAGTATAGGTGAAAGAAGATTACGAACACCTTTAAAAAATATGTATGATCTAAAACATCAGATAGATAATTTTGGTGCATTAGTAAA